CTAAAAGTGATTTCGGCGGCCGTTCTTCCAGACCTTCACGGTGACTGTGTTCACGTAGGTCCCGACTTCGGCGAAAGAGCCGTGAGGCAGATCGTGAAAACTGCCGTTCAGCTTCTCGATCAGCGCGCGGAAGGCGATGGCCTTGCGGGTCTCGCGGAACTCGGTTCCGGCTGACATAATGGCGGCAAGGCAACCGTCGTCTTTCAGGAAGTCGAGGGCATGGACGACGTGATCGATATCGCGCTCCATGTCGAAGGGCGGGTTCATCACAATCCGATCGTAAAGGCCGGTGACTGATGGGCGCAGCGACAGGAAGTCGGTGGCGTACACCTTGCGATAAATGCCTTGGGCCTGGAGCGCTGCGGCCAGCGGCGCCTGCAGCTCGACGCAATCGACCTGGTTGTCGAAGCGGTATTCCTTGCGCCACCGGTCCATCCGGTCAGCTTGGCCGTAGCCGTAATGGTCGGAAAAGTCCTTGATGCTGGAGACGCAGCGCCGCGCCAGATTGCCCGTGCCGGCGCTGGGCTCGAGGACGGTCAGCCGCGGCTTCTCGATCGGCTGCAACAGGGGCACGCCCTTAAGCACTTCCTCGGCCGCGCCGTCGGGTGTCGGGAAGAATCCGAAGTTCCGCGCCGGCGTGGTCTTCCGGTTGCGGAACAGGTCATCGGGCTCTTGGGTCTGCCCGTCGCCGATCACCTCGCCGTAGTATTCGGCGAGCATCTTGTTGACCTTCACGACAAGGTCGTCGCGGGTAAACCACAGATGGGCGTTGCCGTTCTTGTAGGCGAGGATCTTGAAATATTCGCCGTGATGCTCCGACTGCTGGGGGTCAAATCCCTTGCGCTCGGCGCGCACCACGTTCTCGATGCTGTTGTACGACGGCTTCTTGCCGTCCAGGACCGAGAAGGTGCGCTCGATATCGCGAACGGTCTCCCATGTGCCACCATACGACACGTGCCCATGGTCGCGGTCGAAGGCATAGGTCAGGATCATTCGGCTCCCGACCTTGAAACCGTCGTGGGAGCGGAAACGGCGGTCGAGCTTGGAAAAGGCCGTCGCTATGCCGCGCCGGAAGATCATTTCGGATTCGCCGGCCCATTTGTCGATGGTGGCATACACGTTGTCGACCGTGACCGGCGGGATCCCCATGATCTCGTCGAGATTGACCAGTTCCTTGCCGTCGCCGTGCCGATGATTGTAGCGCTCCGGCACCCACTTCAATGTGTCGCGCAGCTCGTCCTTGGCCTGCTTGTCCATCAGGACTTCCAGGTCCGTCATCTTGACCAGATAATTCCAGCACGAAATGTCGATCAGGCGGATGGCGGTCCGCTTCCACTGCTCGGCGTCTGGCAGATCGACTGCCTCGAAAAAGGCCCTGACCTCGTGGTTGTCGCGCTCGCCGTAGCGAGAGGAGGCATGATCGCCGGCGGCCGCTTTCCAGAGCGACGCGGCTTTCTTCAACTCTCGATCGGCCTGCTCGATCGAGGCGAATGCGCCGTGATAGGCGGCCACCGCTGCATCGCGATAGGCCACGATCTGCTCGACGGTGTTGCGGGGGATCAGCGCGTTCATTGCTTCGCCTCGACCGGCTTGGCGCTGACGGCGCGGTGCATCTTCTGGAAGGCGAAGACGTCTTTGCGATCGATCACGATCTCGTAGCGCTTGCTGCCATCGGGCAGCGTGAACTCGTATTCGGTTGGCTTGGTCATTGGTCTAGGTCTCTGTGGCAGGGGCTAGGGACGGTCGGCGGGACGACTCCCGCCGACGTATCAAAAGGGGTGTCTTTTCTCGGCCCTGTCGTGCATCGCTTTTCCCTTGCGAGTTTCGTTGAGATCGAAAGCGAAGTCCGCTTCTTCGGCCGCGAGGCGTTCGGCGCGGCGCTCGCGGCAGTTGGGGCAAAGCTCGGAATCGTGCCAGCGACAGGGCTCAAGGCATTCGTTGCAGTAAAAGGACATCTAAGACTCCGTGGTAGAAATTACGTTGTAACCACAAGAACTTAGCTTGTAACCAAAATGGTTACAAGTGGGTTACAAAGAAAAAGCTATTGGGCGCCTAGATGCGTAGCGGTGGAAGCGGTCGGCCGCGCAACTATGCCTGCGCAATTGTTCCTTGCCTCACTTGCTGCAATTGGTCGCGAAGGCGTATCTTTCAGAATATCTACGTATTTAGAGGATGGCTTTGGGGGGTGCTCTGAAACGGTTGGCGCGATTAATCGGGGTTGTTGCGCCAGGTACATTGGGCGCGGCTCTCATCCGCTTTTGCGTCATGACCATCCGCAGGCCTTGCTTCCACTGGTCGCCTTTTGTGGTGCTGGCATGTCTGTCGCTTTGTGGAGGCGTTTCTTGGTCACAGGAGGCCCAACCAGATCAGCACAGCCGACCCCCGCAACTAACTGCTACTGAAAACCAAGGTCCAAAAGAAAGCGCCCCAGTTGTCGCGCCGGAGCTTAGGCAGGTTGTCGCCGACGAGAGGTCCGACGTTGGCGAGCAAGGCGGCGGCAAAAAAGATTGGAGCGAAAGCCTTATTGAACACGCGCCGGACTGGTCTGTGGCCTTCTTCACCTTTGTCCTTTGCGTATTCACCGGCCTGCTTTGGCGCTCCACCAACAAGCTCTGGCTGGCGGGCGAAAAGCAGATGAAAGTGATTGAGAAAAACGCTGCGCAGCAATCCATCGACATGAAGGCCTCTATCAAGGTTGCGGAAGACGCTGCCAAAGCCGCTGGTAGATCCGCCGAAGTCGCCGAACGCACCATGATCTTGAATGATCGGCCATGGGTGGGGGTCGATCTCGACATCGTCGGCCCTTTGGTTTTCACCGCCGATAACTGCAGCATCAAATTGGCGATGACGATTACTAATCATGGGCGGTCGCCGGCCATCAGAGCCGAACCTTACGTCGAATTTTTTGTTTGCACTCAGAAGGCAATCGAGTGGAGAAACAAAATGGAAGGCATGGCCAAGAGTATGGTCGTGAATATGTTTGGAGAAACATTGTTCCCCGCCGTTCCCCGCTCTAAAAAGTGGACTCTCACCGTAACCAGGGATGACATCCTGCACGGGATAGCCGAAGACGACGAAAGCCGTATTCGACCGATGGTGGCCTATTGTGTTTACTACGGCCTCCCAACGGGTGGCCACGCTCGCTATACGTCCGGCATCCGAGAAATCTTCCGAACCGGCCACGAGCCCTTCGACGGCGAAACGGCTACCTTTGACACTAACAAGATCAGATTCTTGGAAATGGTGACCGAAGACGCCACCTAAGCCTCGCGCCACCCAATGATACAGCTCGAACAGCCCGTCCCGCCCCACGAGACGGGCTGCGGAAGCCGGCATGCGATGCTTCCGGGGGGCGACCGGCCTTTGTCTTCGCGAAGCCCGGAAGGATGACCGCTAGAATTCCGCCTCGCCACCTCCGATCGCTATGCCGTGCCGCAAGTCATCCGGCCCCGAAGCGGACGCGATTCAACGGCTTTTGCGGTCCAAGACATCAGCTGGCCCGAGCAGCGACGATCCCATCGGCGAGCGCAAAGTACTCAATCAACACCGGAGAAATAGCAGCGAAGGCATTTGAGCGTCCGGCCAAGCCGGCCACCATGGACCCGAGTTGCCGCGTCTTGCGGGCGAACCCCTGATAGAGGTCTCGTACCGACTTCGACCCTTGTACAAATGCATAGGCTTCTGTGCCGGGTATGAACCGTGACTTCAGGCTTGCGATCTGGGCGTCGGATAATGGGTTGTCAGGGATGTCGAGGAGTATTTTGTCCATCTTGTCCGCTGCATTCCCGAACGCCTGAGCCGCAGCCTGGAATGACTCACTGCCGTCGCTGCTCCGCAGTTCGCGGGCCTGGAGGCCTTTCATCAGTTCTGAAATCGCCTCAAGGGCGGTTGCGCTCGCCGCCCGGGACGCCTGTTCAGTCTCAGGGCTGCCAAAGATGTTTCCAAATTCGGCGGCGTGGGCTGAGGAGCAGCACAGCAGCCCCGCGGTCAGCATGAAAATCAGCTTGTTTTTATGCACACCATTGTCCCCTCATTTTGGCTTGCTCCTCATTCAAGGACTTGTCAGCCACCATCTTTTTCCATGCGGTGTCGACAGCTGGGAGAGCGACAAACCCGCAGTAGTCCGCGATAAAGGATGTTCGGAATTCGTCGGTTATGCCATCAGCTTTCGACTGACGATAAACGGAGAGATAGAAATTAAACATCTTCCAGAGATCGAATTTGGCGCTCTTTTCATTTTCGGGTGTCAGTTTGCCCGTGACCAGATCGCGAACAAAGCCGCGCTGCTCTAAAGTATCGAGCAATTCCCGACCATCATTTTGAATGGTGTAGGTATTCGCAGCTTTTAGCGCCGCAGTTGTCGCGGCCAGTTGATACCAAGTGATCCCAAATCCGACTGCCGCCACAACCACCCCGACGGCGGCTGCGATAGACGTTAGCTGATTGACGTTGGCTCCCAACCATGCCCAGGAACGCTTCATGCCGCTTTTCCTCCGGCTAGATTGCTGCTCGATAGATCAACGTTATCATCTGCAAAGCGAATAGCTAGCAATACTCTCATAATGTGGGCTAGCGGGATGGCGGGTTGAGCCACAGGCGGCCGTGTAGGACCGGGCCAGACCGTTGTCGGCCATGGTGTAGTGCTGGCGCGCCATGTCCCACGGCCGATCGAGCGGCGCGCAGGGATCGAGGTCGAAGCTTTCGGCACCGCCGAGCGCGGCCAGGATCGCGGGAGGTGTCAGCCAGACGTCGGTGCCGGCCGCAGCGGAATGATGACTACCGATGGGCATCGACGGGCTCCCCGGTCAGTCTGCGCAGCACGTCGCCGACGCTGGTGATGGACGTCTCAAGCCGCTCTTCGTCGATCTCGGCCAGGTCGAGCTTGGTTTCGTTCCCGGCTTCGTCGATCATCGTGAAGACGTTGGCGGTGGAGTGCGGCTTGCGCAGGATATCCCACGCCCAGCGGGCAGCGGCTTCGGCATCGCCTTCGCCTTCGTAGTCGATCTCCCATGTGATGAGGTAGCGAGCCATCACGCGGCCTCCTCGTCTTCCTCATCCGCGTCTTCGCGAACGAGCTGGTCGAAAGTCCACTCGGCGCCGTCCTCGTCGAGGAACACGATTTTGCCGTCGCGCTTGGCCGTCTCCTGGTCGTTCCAGAAGATTTCGGTGCCGCCCGAGTGTTCGGGCTCGCCGGTCTCCGGATCGATATCGAGGAGGTGCGCACGCCCGGTGAGGCGCTCCAGGGTTCCGGTGATCGGGCTGCCCGTTGGCGATAGGTAGCTGGCCATGGTCTTTGGTCTCCGTGGTAGGGGTGGTGTCAAAATGGTTGCAGAAAGTCTATTGACAGAAGCCGGGGGGGCGAGGCAAAAAACATGCAGCCTGATTCTTCTGTGTGCGTCGGGCTGCTCCCCCAAATCAGATGGCGTTTTCCATCGGTCCCGGCTTGATGCCGAGCTGGCCGGCGATGAAGCCGACGACGTCGCTGACGCCTTCACTCTCCAGCGTTTCCAAGGTCTGGCGGAAGCGGCGACGGAAGTAATCCTGATGCTCGGAGCCGGCATAGTCGGCCATGGCAAGAGCCGTCGCGAACGTGACGGCCTGGAGGCGAGGTCCGGTGAACCCGGATTTCTTGTGAAGCCCTTCGGTGATTGCGACCAAGCTCATGGCGGGTGTCCTTCGCAGAAGTGATGTAACCGATTTGGTTACAAGGTGAACTTATGCGGTTACACCCCTATTGCAAGAAAAAAATCGGGGTTTCGGACGTATGTTTCAGGGTGTTGTGCCGAAGGAATGCATCGCGCAGATCCTTCGCGTGTCTGAGGTCGACAAGTGGGGCCGCGTCTACAACTGCTGTTCCGGGACGTTCCGGTTCGAGCAGATCACGCTGGCCACTTTCCCCGGCGTCGAGATGCACTCCAACGACGTCAGCCTCTACTCCTCGGCGATTGCCGGCTATGTGCTGGGCAAGCCGATCGACTACGAATTCCACGGCGCGCTCGACTTCGTGAACGAGTTCGATTTCAGGGAACCTGATCAGCGCCTCGCAGCGCTGGCCGTCGCCTTCAATCTCGGCCGCTTCGCTGGTGGCAAGGCCAACGTCTACAAGACCAGCCACCGCAACCACCTGGTTGCGAACTTCGCCGGCTATGTCGAGCGCACCTTGGAAAAGGGCCGCAAGCTGCCGGGGATGATACCGATCAAGAGCTATTCGCCGCGCGACTGGATCGAGCATCTGGACGAGGCGATCGAGCGAAAGGCCGCGATCTTCTCCTACCCGCCGTTCTACAAGGGCGGCTACGAAAAGATGTTCGAGTTTCTGGCCGAGAACATCAAATGGGACGCTCCCCGATATGAGCTGTTCGACCCCAAGGCGCTGCGCGGTCTCATCGAGCGCGTGCGGCAGGCTGGCGTCCCCTACTGCATCCTCTCGGACCAGATTTACGACGATCTGAAACCGGAGCTGGAGTTCGTCTCCGGCCGGGGCCACCCGCACTACTGCTACGTGTCGACTGGCAAGTCGTCCTTCCTGCAGCTCGTGCCGCGCTCGGCTCCCTTCCGCTACAAGCCGATCGACGTCGAGAAGATCAAGCCGGATTCGGTGGTGACGATCGCTCGGGCCGATGCCGCCCAGATGACGTTCCTCAAGGACGTCTACCTGAAAAAGGGCATCACCCACACGCCCGGCATGGTCAACTACCTGGTGCGCGTCGACGACATGCTGGTCGGCGGCCTGATCTACAACCTCGACAAATTCGCGCGCCAGTCGATCTACCTGCTGTCGGATTTCTCGATCTCGCGTGAGGGCAGGCTGTCGAAGCTTGTCACCAGGCTCGCCTGCAACGGCGAGATCCTGCGCGATATGGGCAAGCGCTTCGTCGACCGCTTCAACAAGGTGCAAACGTCAGCGTTCTCGGAGCATCCGGTCTCGATGAAATATCGCGGCATCTTCGAGCAGACCAAGCGCGAAGAGATCGACGGGCCGGAAGGCAAATTCAGACTGCATTACGTCGGCGCCCGCATCGATGAGACGCCGCAACAAGCGTTCGAGTGGTGGTATGGCAAGCACTTCAACCGTTGACTGGAAGTCTCTCGACGTCGAGGCGCGGCAGGTTGATCCGAAAGCGCTCCGGCGCCGCGAGAAGAACGCGCACTACATGGCGCCTGCCATGTTCAAGCGCCTTGTCGAGAACGTCAAAATCGACGGCCGACTGACCACAACGGTCCTGGTGTGCCAGGACAAGGACGGCTCTCTCGAGATCCTGTCTGGACATCACCGCACCGCCGCCGCGATTGAGGCCGGCTTGCCGCTGGTCGACGCGCTCGTGATCACCTCGCATCTGAGCGAAAAGCGCAAGGTCGCGATCCAGCTCAGCCACAACTCGATCAACGGCGAAGACGACCAGTCGCTGCTGGCCCAGCTCTACGCCTCACTCGACATCGATGCGAAGAAGTTCTCCGGTCTCGATGACAGCGTGCTCTCGGGCGACAAGGGACCAGGCGCTGCTGCACTCGGCGGCGCCAACATCAAATACGACGAGCTGCTGTTCGCCTTCCTCCCCGAGGACCGCGTGCAGTTCGAGGTCGAGATGGACGCCATCGCCAAAAGGGCGAAGCGCTTCCGCATTCATGCCGCCCCGCAGTCGAGGTTCGACGACTTCTTCGACACCATCGTGCGCACCAAGCAGGGGCTCAACATCGTCAACTCGGGCATTGCTCTCGCAGCCATGGCGCGCCTGGCCGGCGAGCGCCTCGATCAACTCGAAGCCGAAGCGGAGGACAAACCTGATGCGGCATGAGCTTCCCAATCTGCGCGGCGCGTTCTCCGAGCCCAGCGCAACGCCGGCCGCGCCCGCTTCCGCCACGCCCGCAATCATCGTCGGCGCACTGTTCGCGTTCGGCTTCCTCGTGTGTCTCGCACGCGTCCTGTTCGTGTGATCGGCATGCATTCGTGTGTGTGTAACGCAGTGTCGGTGGTTAGCATGGTCGCAACAGCAAGCATTCTCGGTCAGTTTGCGCATTTGCGCTGGTTGACCAACGCCAAGCCCGGCAAGGCTTTGCAGGATGGTTTCGCAGTCATCTCGTCCCCTCTCGGCCCGGTCTACATGGGGTGGGATTTGGGGAGCGAAAAAAAGGGCCATCCCGAACAATGCGAACACTCACACGCGCGAGTGGTCCGGTGATCAAGACCAAGTCGAGCGTGAAGGAGCCGACCGCAAAGCCCAAGGCTGTACCGGCCAAATCGAAGCCGGAAGCGGGGCCGAAAAAAAAGCCGGCGCGGGGCAAGAAGAAACCGGCCAGCAAGGCAAAGCCCCCTGTTGAGCCGAAGCCTGCTGCCCAGCCTGCTCCCAAGCCTGAGCCGGCATCACAGGCGAAGGCGGAAGAGCCCAGCAAGGGCGGCGCATCGCCGAAGCTCACTGCCCGCGACGTGCCGCGAGTCATTGCGATGCTGCGCCAGTGCGGTGGCATCAAGACCGTCGCGGCCGAGCGGCTGAACGTCGGGCGCACCACGCTCTACGCCTTCCTGAACGAGCATCCTGAAATCCAGGAGGCCGATTCCGAGATTGCCGACGAGCTGCTCGACGTCGCCGAGGGGCAGGTGGTGATCGCGCTCCGCTCTGGCGATTTGCAGACCGTGCGCTGGTACCTGGAGCTGAAAGGCAAGGACCGGGGCTATGTGCGCCGCATCGAACAGACGGGCAAGAACGGCGGTCCGGTGGAGACGCGGCAAAAGCCCGATCTCGCCAACATGTCAGACGAGGAACTGGAAATCCTGCTGCGCGCCGCAGAAAAGCGGGAGAGCACAGCCGGCGGAAAGTGAGCCATGGCGCGCATATCAGGCGTCATCCCGCCAACACCGGACGAAATCCGGATTGAGCTGGATCGGCGAGCATGCGCTCGCTCGCTCGCCGAGTTCGTCAAGCGGGCTTGGCATGTCCTGGAGCCGGGGCAGCCCTACAAGCACGGCTGGCACATCGATGCCATCTGCGACCATCTCGAGGCGGTGACACTCGGCGAGATCTTGCGGCTGCTCATGAACGTGCCTCCGGGCACCATGAAATCGTTGCTGTCGGGCGTCTTCTTCCCGTCTTGGGAGTGGGGACCGCGCGCCATGCCGCATTTGCGGTTCATGGGCACGTCCTACAAGGACTCGCTGGCGATCCGCGACAACGTCAAAACACGACGTTTGGTCACGTCCAAATGGTATCGAGATCGCTGGGGCGATCAGTTCACCATGATCGGCGACCAGAACACCAAGACCAAATTCGAGAACGACAAGACCGGCTTCCGCGAGGCGATGGCGTTCAACTCGATGACCGGCTCTCGCGGTGATCGCGTGCTCCTCGACGATCCGCTTTCTGTCGCGATGGCGAAGTCGCCGGTCGAGCGCCAGACAGCGAACGACACCTTCCATGAGGCGCTGCCGACGCGTCTCAACAATCCCGATTCGTCAGCGATCATCGTCATCATGCAGCGGTTGCACGAGGACGACCCTTCGGGCGTCATCCTGGCCAACGACTACGGCTATGAGCACCTCATGCTGCCGATGGAGTTCGAGCCCGAGCGCAAATGCTACACCTCGATCGGGTTCGAGGATCCTCGCAAGGTCGACGGCGAATTGCTGTTTCCCGAGCGCTTCCCGCCTCACGTCGTCGAGCGCGACAAGAAGATCATGGGCAGCTACGCCTCGGCGGGGCAGTTCCAGCAGCGCCCCGCGCCCCGCGAAGGCGGCATGTTCAAGCGCTCCTGGTTCGATGGCAAATTCGTCAGGCAAGCGCCCAGGGGCACGGTCTGGGTCCGCCATTGGGACTTGGCCGGCACGCGAGGCGGCACTGGCGCACGCACCGCCGGCGTCAAGCTCGGCCGCGATCTCGACGGCCACTACTACGTCGGCCATGTCGTGACCCTTCGCGAGGAAGGCAAATCGGTCCGCAAGACCATCAAGGCGCAGGCGGCGGTCGACGGCAAGACGGTCAACATCAGCCTGCCGCAGGATCCCGGGCAAGCCGGCAAGTCGCAGGTCCAGGACTATGTCTCTGATCTGGCCGGCTACCGGGTCCATGCCGAGGGTGAAACCGGGGACAAGATCACGCGCGCCGAGCCGTTCTCGGCACAGTGCGAATACGGCAACGTCTTCATCGTCGAAGGCGAATGGAACGAACTCTATCTCGACGAACTCTGCATCTTCCCGGCCGGTAAACTCATGGACCAGGTCGACGCATCTTCCGGAGCCTTTACGAGGCTGCTCAACATCAAGGGGGCCATGGTGATCAGCGACGACGTGCTTCGCCGCGCCTCCCAGCCGGCGCCGCGATGATCAGAAGGTTTTTTCGCGCAGCGCGCCGCATGTTGCGGAAGCCGGCGGCGGATGCCGCACCAGCGCCGCAGCCGAACGCGACGCCGCCTGGCACGCGTGGCCCAACACGCATCTCGGACGCTATGCTGTCGGCCTTGCGCGCCCAGAAGGCCACGGCTGCGCAGCCGGTGTCCGTCTTCACCATGCCGCAGCATCCTGCCGGCGTGCTGCCGTCCGGAAACACCGGCCTCGCCATGGACAGCGCCATCGGCGGCGTCCACTCGTGGGCCAATGGGTTCGCGCTCAACGGCTTCTTCACCGAGGGTCTGACGTTCCTCGGCTACGCCTATCTGTCGGAGCTGGCGCAGCGCCCGGAATACCGGGTGATCTCCGAAACCATCGCCAGCGAGATGACGCGGAAATGGATCCGCTTCACCTCGAGTGACGGCGAGGACAAGGCCGACAAGATCACGGAGCTGGAGGCCGAGTTCAAACGCCTCAACGTGCGTGACGTGTTCTGCAAAGCTGCCGAGCAAGACGGCTTCTTCGGCCGCGGTCACATCTACATCGACACCGGCGACACGGACAATCCGGACGAGCTGCAAAAGCCGATCGGGGACGGCTGGGACAAGCTCTCCGTCGCCAAGTTCGCGAAGAAGCCGATCGATGCGCTGCGCACCGTCGAGGCGGTCTGGTGTTATCCCACGTCCTACAACTCGAACGATCCTCTCAAGGCGAACTGGTACCGGCCCGACACCTGGTATGTGCAGGCCAAGATGGTCCACACCACTCGGCTGATCACGCTCATCGGCCGCGAAGTGCCTGACCTGTTGAAGCCGACCTATTCGTTCGGCGGCCTGTCGCTGTCGCAGATGGTGAAGCCGTATGTCGACAACTGGCTGGAGACGCGCCAGTCGGTGAACGACATCATCAGCGCCTTCACGGTGTTCGTGCTCGCCACCAATCTCGGCGAGACCCTGCAGGCCGGCGGTGATCAGCTCTTCAAGCGCGCCGAGTTGTTCAATTTGGTCAGGTCCAATCGCGGCTTGATGATGATCGACAAGGACACGGAGGACTTCCAGAATGTCTCCGCGTCGCTCTCCGGCCTCGATGTGCTCCAGGCGCAGTCACAGGAGCACATGGCGTCGGTCAGCCACATTCCGCTGGTGAAGCTGCTCGGCACGCAACCGGCAGGGCTGAACGCCTCCTCCGAGGGCGAAATTCAGGTCTTCTACGACTACGTGCACTCGTTTCAGGAGAAGCTGTTTCGCAAGCCGCTGCACTTCCTCCTGGGCTTGGTGATGATCTCGCTCTGGGGCGAGACCGACGACGGCATCGGCTTCGAGTTTGAAAAGCTCGAAGAGACCAACGAGAAGGAAGCGGCCGAGGTTGAGAAGACCAAGGCCGAGCGCGACCAGATCCTGATCGACACCGGCGTGATCTCGCCGGAGGAATCGCGCCAGCGCGTTGCCGCCGATCCGGACTCGGACTTCTCTTCGATCGACGTCGACGACATGCCCGAGCTGCTCGAAGAGGAAGAGGACGGCCTTGTGCCGAAGGGCGGCTCGCCGGTCAAGGATCTCGACGGCGACAATGAAACCAAGGACGCGGCGTGAACTAAAACCGTTCTCAGCTGGGAACGGTTAGCAGCTCTTGCGTGAGAAATTGTAACGTGACTTTTACAACGAACAGCGAGTTTCTCGTATCGTCACGGACATTGACGGAAAATTCGCGGAAAGTGCCATTCGGCATCCGATCTTTGGCGATTTCAAGCAGCGCGCCTGCCGCCTCATATTTGGCGGCTTCCAAGCTTCCAAGCTCGGTGCCCTGAGGATCGGGATAAAGTTCATTATTGGCGGTTAGATCAAAAAAGAAGCGGGCCATTGCTGTCGCGGCCTCCCTCAGGCCATGGGGATCTTTACTCCTTTCCGAAGCGCACCTCAAAAGGTTTCAACGTACGTTTTTTACCCAAGGACGTGCCGGGCGCGCGCCTTGCCGGTAGCAAATTCAAGCTCGCATGATAAAACCGACAGGTGATCACGCTCAACCTCTGGGAAATCATCAAAGCACAGACGCCCGACGATCGCGAGATCGCCGAGACGCTGAGGGATCGTGATGTCCAGCCTACAAAGCCGACGGACGGCCAAGCGCAACGAAAAGGTGCTGCGCCCGGTCCGGCCAAACGTCGGGATTGAAGCGGCCTACCGGGGCCGCCTGACGCGCCTCATCGACGCCATGAGCGATAGCGTGGTCTACTGGCTCCGAGCCTCCTACCGGGCCAATACGCCCCGCATGGCGCAGGACGAGACGCCAGCGGATGCGCTGCGCCGATCGATCCGCAAGCTTGCCGCGCAATGGACCAAGCGCTTCGACATCGCCTCGGATCACCTCGGCGACTATTTCGCATTGTCGGTCGAGAAACGTTCGAGCGCGGCACTTCGCAAGATCCTGCGCGATGGCGGCATCTCGGTCGAATTCAGGATGACGGCCGCGATGCGCGACGTTGTCGACGCCACGATCCACGCCAATGTGGCGCTGATCAAGTCGATACCGTCGCAGTATTTCGACCAGGTCGAAGGCGCTGTCATGCGGTCGGTGCAGACCGGCCGAGACCTCGCCGGGCTTGTCGCGGAGCTGGAGCGCTACTCCGGCATCACGAAGCGGCGCGCGGCCTTCATCGCACTCGACCAGAACAACAAGGCGACGGCGGCCTTCAACACGGCGCGCCAGCTCGAACTCGGCATCGACGAAGCCGAGTGGCACCACAGCGGCGGCGGGAAAGAACCTCGGCCCACACACGTCCAGGCTGGTCGCGAGAAGGTCCGCTACAAGATTTCGACTGGCTGGTACGACCCCGCTCTAAAGCGCTTCATCCGGCCAGGTGAGGAGCCCGGTTGCCGCTGTGTGTGCAAGCCGGTCATCAAGGGCTTCTATTAGGAGTAATCGCGCGCGTGACCTCCGAGGTCACGCGCTCAATCAACAGTTAGAATGTGCAGAAAGTCGATCGTTGTTCAGCGCCTAATCATGCGGGCAACCGCAATCAAAATACAGGCACCTATGAAGCCTGCGACCAGATACCCAAGCCAACCGGCCAACGATACGCCCAGCAGCCCGAGAAGGACGTTGGCGACGATGGCGCCAACGATCCCCAAAACAATGTTCATAAGCACGCCCATATTGCTTTTCATGAACATCTCGGCGAGCCAGCCGGCGATACCGCCGATCACGATAGCAGCTATCCAACCGACACCTGGATTTTCCATTTTTTCCCCTTTGCGTGAACCGAAATTGGTTCGGCCGCAAAACGTGCGATCAACCGATAAAGTTCCTTGGGTGAATACCGAGCTGCAATCAGGCAGTTCGCATCGCCTGGCCGCTGCCATTGTCCGCTTTACCAAGGTGGCGGCGAAGCAGCCTGATGTTGCGATTGTTGGCCTTGAAATACACGTCGAAGATTGAGCCCAGAATAGGGACGCTTCCTACAACCGTATCCAGCAATACATTCCCTAGCATTCTGGCGACCAAGATCTTTCCAGCGCCGCAGCTTCGGGCTCGCATTACGATATAAGCCGAAACGATACCCGTCGCCGCATCTCCGAGCACAGGCACCAGACCTACCAGGGCATCGAGGCCGAAACGAATTGAGGTCCCCGGAATGCGCCAACGGGAATCGAGCAAGGCCGCCAACAAATCCAATTCGGCAATGACGCTTGCTGACTTGGCGCGCCGAACGTTCATCCCAGTTGTCCCAGAGGCTGAGCCTGTACGCCTCAGCGGGTTTTCCTGAGATATGGCCGTCATCCTAGACATCGTCTGGAGTTGATTTGGCTTGCGGCCTATTTGGGGGAACGTCGTCGAGCAGGGTTGTCGGATCGGAGCCTTCGGCTGGCTCGGGGGGCAGTTCGCCATTTGGCGTCATCTTGTTGACGGCCTCTGGCAAGTCCCGGGTGATCCTGCTGATGAGTTCCTCGCGCGAAAGGCCTGTCTGCATCGAGAGTGAAGTCAGCGTGTCTTCGTCTATTGCCGCTTCCACCTCATTTGGCTCGATGGGTTGGTTCGGCCCAGTGCCTACCCAGGAGTCGACCTTTGAGCCGGCCCCCGCACCTCTGAATCGATCTAGGATATCGCCAAGCGCCGTCCCCGACACGCCCTTGGAAAGCTGATCTATAATCCCGCCTTGCGGGTCGTTCGGATTACGATTTCCCGCCCCGCGGATCAATTCGCCAATTTTGTCGCGATTTTGGTAGGCCAGAACGCCGAGCATCGCGACCGCCAGTCTTCCGAGATTTGCCATTTGGACCTCCACTGTTCGAGAGGAGAAGGTCCTAACCTTGCAAAGGTTCCGCCAGCGACGATCAAACTGACGAAGCCCGATCCCTTACAGCCCTCTTTGGCTGATCGTCAGGCCGCGCGCTCATGCTCGCGCGGGGCGACCGACAAGCGAAGCCCCATCGCGTCGAGCACTGAAACGACCGTGGCAAGGGACGGGTTTCCACCCTCGCTGAGTGCCTTGTAGAGGCTTTCGCGAGACATGCCGGTTTTCTTGGCGATCTCCGTCATGCCCTTGGATCGGGCGACTTGGCCGAGTGCCTTGCACAGAAACTGGAGGTCGCCTTCCTCCATGACAGCGTCAAGAAAGGCGACGATCTCCTCTTCGCTGTTGAGGTAGTCGGCGGTGTCCCATTTGCTGGTCGTGATAGCCATTTCTAAACCTCCTTTGCGATGTCCAGCGCGCGCTTGATGTCGCGGCTCTGGCTGCCCTTGTCGCCGCCGCACAGCAGTATCACGACGACGTCGCCGCGTTTGAGAAAGTAAATGCGGTAGCCCGGTCCATAGTCGATGCGAAGTTCGCCGATGCCGTCGAAGAACTTGGCATCGCCGAGATTGCCGTCCTCGACGCGGCTGATGCGCGCCAGAATGCGCGCCTTGGCTCTGCCGTCACGAAGCCTCTCGAACCATGCTTCAAAGACGTTGGTTTTGATGACTTCGATCATGCCTAGTTGTATCCTATGGGATACACTTTGGCAAGGACATAATTGAGAGGACTGTCACAATGCCTGCCACCTCTGAGGCTCCGGCGAGCCGGCGCGTGCTCGGCATTTCGAAGCCCTTGGGCTAAGAGTTCGCCATGGACAGCGCGGGCCAGACAGCCTCACTGATGCTGGTTGCGCAGTGGCGATGTCCTGGTGCTCCCGCGTTCGTCGACCGACACCAGCTGGCCCGGCATTGGTGCTGGCCCGGTGGCAACTAAGGCGGCGCAACCGGTGTCAGAAGAACAGCCGATAGAGCACGAGCGCCACCACGTTGGCAAAAACGAGCGTGGGGAAATGGTACTTAAGAATTTTATCAAATTTCGCATTCGCAGTGTTCGCCGAATTCAACGCCATTGCGGCTAGCTGATGCGCGGCGAACGCGTCGCTGCGGGCGCGGATGAGAAGCCCATCGCGCATCTGCTGCGAGACGTCTGTCTTAGGTGGAAGATCGAAGTGACCAAGTTCCCATCCGACCTCGTTGTCGGCCCTCAAGGCTATCAGCTGGGCGGAATCCTCCGCGCCTGTCTGCGCGATTAGCCTGTCCAGCGCGGCGCGCTTCCTGCTCAGAGATGTTTCGAATTCGTCGGACATAGCCACGTTCCAAAAAATGAACTTGTTGAAGCATTCGCCAGTTAGTCGCCTAACTGCGATTCCGTTGTCGTTCTAGCGCTACTCCCGGCCGCCTCACGGATCAGCCATCTCATTCCTGAGGGCTTCGGGAACCTGTCGAAAAGCGGCCGCTCGTCGATCGGCGCACGTCCTGGATTTTTTTCGTGGACCGACCAGAGGCTCCAGCCTTTGTACTCTGGATCGTGAAGCCAGAGTTCAACGGCGCGAATGAGGGACGAAGGTGTCGCGGTCGCGAGAAGGCCCTCAAAGTCTTGAATATGCGTAAATCCGACGGGGACGAGATCTTCATCGGTGATCTCCGCTCCTTTCACCTGCCGGATCTGGTGGGCCAGCCGAAAGATCTCTGCCTGTAGCGTGGAGGACATATCCGCCCATGTGTCCAAGGTCAGTAGAACCCCTTTGAGAGCAGGTGAAAATTCGAGGTTGGCATCCACATGGCCGAGCCTCCGATGGGCGACGTGACGCCATATCTGAAAGATACCATAGGCAAGGTCAGCCAAGCCTTCGGCTTCAGCAGCAGATTCCGCGAATTTTGACGCATGGGAAGCTCTCTTAGCCTTGCATTCGATGAGCAACGACACGGTGCCGTCAGAAAGCAGGGCTAAATCCGACGATCTATAGTTCGTGCCCTTTTTCGGCGCGTACGGCTTCTCCCGAATTGTGGTGATCTCAGGCAGGAACCCATCGATGAGCATTGCGACGTAATCCTCGAAGCGCTTGCCCATTTGCTCGTTGATGCCGCCGGGCCCGACGATATCGTAGTATACTCCGTTGCTTATCCGCAGTGTTATCAGCGCCGGCAAAGGCGCAATCAGATGCGTATCGCCTGGAAGTACGATGCAGGGGCTTAGGCGAAGTGCACTCTTCTTATAGCCAGTGAGCCCAGCTTCCCCGCGCAACGTCGATGCCGCTGTCCTGGCTTGCAGCAGCGGCAGAGAGAGCTTTTTGAATACAATGTCTCTTTCCCTCTTGCCGATTTTGAGATCGCTGAGGTCGATGCTCATCGAGGCGAAAGGGTGACTCGCGAGATGAGCTCGCAGAGCGAACCCGCAAAACGCAAATCGCTCGACCGAAATCCCGACATTTTCTTCAAACCGCGCCAGCGCATCTGGAAAATCGAACACAAAAAGGGAGCGATAGAGTTGAAGAAAGTAATCGTATCCACGCTGCCAAGGGAATTGTCGCTGCGCCAAATGCCCGACCAGGTGAAGGATATTTCCCGCTTTCAACCAAACTCCGTCCTCGGCGTTCTCCAACTCCACGAGTTTAGAGATTAGTGCGTTCGCAGCGTTGTGATTCTTGACGTTCAGCCGTCGCGGGCCGGATCTCTGTGAGGTGGTCAGGTATTCGTTGACGAGAGTCTCGAGGAGCCAGGGCGCAAAGCGAAAACGTTCCTTAGCTAGCTCCATCTCCGGTAGACTAAAGTCTGGGCCGAAGCGGCGCGCACGGCTGAACTCCCCCTCGTGCAGCGACGCAAGCGACCAAACCAATTGAAGGAACTCGGTTGGATCGGCGATACTTAGGAGATCGCGCAATTCCTTCCTGAATCGGTCCCGCCTCCGCCTTAAGGCGAACGTCGATAGTCTTTCGGGATCATCATCGTCTGAAGCCGCCATCGCGTTGGTAACATACCCAAATGCAGACCGTCGGTGCAAAGTTTCCCGGTTTGTCCACACCTGCTCGAAAACAAGTCGAGAGTATCGACTCGCAGGTGCGCTGTCGCAGTTTTCAAGTGCCGACTTGTTTCGTTAAGCGACCGTCAACCGGCGCAAGGCCGCCCGGTCGCAGTAGGTCTTCCAAAAGTGATCAGATTTGACTAACCCTAGAGGATCGAACATGCCTGCCACTTCTGAGGGACCCCACCTCGTTGCGGTCAACGACGCGCTGGCCATGGATCGCAACAGCGTACGCGTGTTCGACCAGGACGGTCATCTGCGCGTCGAGATGACGCCGATCTCCAAGGCCAATATCTGCCCGTACTACGGCCGCGAGATCCCTGATTTCGAGGCCCTCGGGCTCGATCCCGAGCGGGTCTATCGCCTCTATCGCGATGCGGACGAGCTGGCGAAAGCAGCCCCGACTTTCGTCGGCAAGCCGCTGCTGCTCAAGCACATCCCGGTCAGCGCCAGGGACCATCCGCGCGAAGCCGTTGTCGGCGCGCTGGGTGACGCCGTGGAGTTCCATGCGCCGTACCTCATGGCGCCGCTCAGCATCTGGGATGGGGCGGCAATCGCGCTGATCGAATCCGATCGGCAGAAAGAACTTTCGAGCAGCTACCGCTACCGGGCCGACATGACGCCCGGCACGCTGGCTGGAGAATCCTACGACGGCGTGATGCGGGACATTTCCGCCAATCACGTCGCCTTGGTTGAGGAAGGCCGCGCCGGGCCTGATGTAGTCGTCGGCGACAGCAAAATGGAGATCATCACGATGAAGAAAACAGCACTGCTGTCGCGCATGGCGTCTGTCGCCCAGGGCGCGATCCTTGCCCACATCATGCCCAAGCTCGCCAGCGATCAGAAGATCGATGTCAGCGGCGCTCTCGCCGGCGTCACGGCCGAAAACTTCAAGGCCAAGCGGCCCGCCATCATCGAGGCGGTGAGCAAGGCAGCCAAGGGCAAGCTGGCGGCTGACGCCAAGCTCGACGGCCTCGAGGCGGTCCTGGTCGCGCTCGACGAGGTCGAAGTCAAGGAAGCCAACGACGAGGACGACGACGATGAGGAGGCCAAAAAGAAAAAGGCCGCCGAAGACGCCGCCGAGGAAGAGGCCAAGAAGAAAGCCGCCGAGGATGCGGACAAGGACGACGACGACAAGGTCGACAAGAAGGCCATGGACTCGGCGATCGCCGCCGCAGTGACGCAGGCCAAGACCGAGGTCCGCGCCGAGATGTTGAAGACGGCCGCCGATATCCGCACTGCGGAAGAAGCGGTTCGTCCCTACATCGGCAAGCTCGCCATGGCGCACGACAGCGCTGACGCGGTCTACCGCACCGCGCTCACCTCGCTTGGGGTGGATATCGCCGGGGTTCACGCCTCGGCGCTGCCCGCCATCCTCAAGGCCCAGCCGCTGCCGGGCTCCCACCAGGTGCAGAAGCCTGCCGGCGTCGCCATGGATGCCGCCGGCGTCAGCTCGTTCCACGAGATGTTCCCGGCCTCCAAGACACACATCGTCAAGTCGCTCTAAGGCGAGCGGCTTAAACCCAGAAACCCTTCGAGCCGGCCAGCGAGCCGGCTCTTTTCATGAGGAGTATCGCCCATGTCTGGCTTTCAGACGCAGGCCGCCTACAATCCCGCCCCGGCTGTTGAGGGCGACTTCGCTTCCGCCAACCCCCGCACCATGGTGCTTGCCGCCGCTGGCGCGCTGGTGTGCGGTGCGCTCGGCGCGGTCATCGGCCGCTTTGCCTGGCTGAGCTTCAACCAGCTCGACTCGGACAGCGCCCCGGCTGTGGTCAACACCTTCGGCAGCGGCCCGGTCGCGGGCTTCATCCACCGCGAGCAGCAGGGTCTCATGGAGGTCTATCTCCAGGAATCCACGATGCTGGTTCCGGCCGGTTTCCCCGTCACCGTCTTCAACGAAGGCGATTTCTGGGTGAAGAATTCCGGCCCCACCCCGGCGCAGTATGACATGAAGGTCTACGCCAACTATGCCGACGGCACGGCAAGTGCTGCCCCGACCGGCACGCCGAACGGCGCGACCACATCGGCCGGCTCGATCGCCGCGGCGACGAACGCGTTCACCGGCGCTATTGTCGGCAACGTGCTCACGGTTTCGGCCGTCGGCGCCGGCACCATCTACCCCGGAACGACGATCTCCGGCGTCAACGTCGCCGCTGGCACCAAGATCGTATCCCAGCTGTCGGGCACGCCCGGTGGCATCGGAACCTATTCGGTCAGCATCCCGGGCCAGAATGTCGCCGCAGGCACCGCGATTGCGGGCACCTATGGCGTTCTCACCGTCGGCGGCACCGTTGCTGGTGTCTTCGGCGTCGGCGACACCGTCACTGGCGCGGGCATCACCGCCACGACCACGATCACCCAGCAGCTTACCGGTCCCGCCGGTGGTGCTGGCACCTATGCCGTCGACGTTAACACCGTCGTCGGCGCAGCGGCGCTCACGGCGGCCACCAACGTCGAGACCAAGTGGCGCGTGCGTTCCTTCGCCCAGCCGGGCGAGCTGATGAAGATCAGCTCCTGGCCGCAGGGCTAAACCCACTTTTCCCCATCAACCTCGAACCATTCGCCGGCCGTGAAGCCGGCGGTCTGTGAGGAGAACCACCATGCAATTCCACGACTTCAATCAGGCCGCCGCAACATGGGCGCAGCATCGCCCGATGTTCGAGCAGGCCGGCATCTACCTTCCCGAGGCCCGCAGCTACGTCGTCGAGTCTTTCCGCACCAACCACCTCGCGATGGATGCGCAGCCCGCTCTGGCAACGACGGCGAACGGCGGCATCCCGGCGTTCCTGACCACTCTTGTGGACCCGGAGGTCTATCGCATCCTCTTTGCCCCCACCAAGGCCGCCGAGATCTTCGGCGAGACCCGCAAGGGCACGTGGATCGACCAGACCGCCATGTTCCCGGTCATCGAGCAGACCGGCGAAGTGTCGAGCTATGGCGACTACAACGACAACGGCCGCGCCGGCGCGAACATGAACTGGCCGCAGCGCCAGTCCTACCTATTCCAGGTCATCTCCGAGTATGGCGAGCTTGAAGTCGAGCGCGCCGGCCTCGGCCGCGTCAATTGGGTCAGCGAGGTCGACGGCGCTGGCGTGACCGTGCTCGCCCGCTTCCTGAACACCACCTATTTCAAGGGTGTGCAGGGCCTGCAGAACTACGGTCTGCTCAACGATCCGAACCTCGCTGCGCCGATCACTCCGGCCCCGAAGGCGTATGGCGGCGTGAAGTGGATCAACAACGGCCAGATCGTCGCCACGGCGAACGAAATCTACGCCGACATCCAGTCGCTGTGGTTGCAGCTCGTCACCCAGAGCGCCGGCCTGGTCGACCAGAACACCAAGATGACGCTGGCTCTGGCACCGGAATCGCAGCTCGCCATGACTGCGACGAACTCGTTCAATGTGAACGTCGAGGACCTGCTCAAGAAGAACTTCCCGAGCCTTCGGGTCGTTTCGGCGGTGCAGTATGGCGCGCTGACGTCGATCAACCCGACCGGCATCGCGGCCGGCAACCAGGTGCAGCTAATCGCCGACGGCATCGAAGGGCAGCAGACCGGCTACTGCGCTTTCAACGAAAAGCTCCGCGCTCACCCGATCGTGCGCGCGCTGTCTTCGTGGAAGAAGAAGATGACCAGCGGCACCTGGGGCGCGATCATCCGCCAGCCGATGGGCATCTCGCAGATGGTCGGCGTCTAAGGGCGCTTGACGAATGTCCTCCTAGGACAGCGAGGCGCGGAAATGCAGCCTCGCAAAGTGCTCCCGTAGGGGAGCCAGGGGACGGCCCCGTTCACCCTTAGTGAGCAGCCAGCGGTCCCCTTTTCAGTTTGCGGATGCTCCGTGGGAGGTACCTGTCCCACAGGTGCTGAGCCAGGATTGTCACCTGGCATCCGCTCCAGTTCCTCAGCCGAGCTTGATCAACTTCAACGCGCCGAGCAGAGACATCACCGGCCAAGTCCAGCGCCAGAGGATGAACTGCACAACCTGCCAGTGCCAAATCCAGTCTGCCCGGCGCTTGCCGTAGCGAGGCACCCAGCTGTCGCTGTAGAGGTCGTGCATGTTCGCGATGATATCCTCGCTGGTGGCGGCGGGCATCATCAACGAGAGCATTAACGCCGACGGCGGTTCGGCTGGTGCGGGTTCGGACGCTTTGTCCTTCATCTCTTTCACGAGCATGGCCGCTTGGCGTTCGTAGTCATCGAGCACCAACAACTCAATGCGAGCCTGATCCACCGCTTCCCGCTTCGTTAGAAAGTGTTTCACAGCGGCAGCTGAAATGTTTGCGTCGACATAAATGCCCTTGAGTTCCACCTTGGTGATCAGATCAATGGCCTTAGGTACGGAGAAAGAAGTTCCCGAAGGCTTTGCGTCATCAGGCGAGGACAAAGTCGTTCCCTCCCAGGGCATGGAAGGCGTTGGCGCATTCGCGAAGCGCGAGTTCACCTTCTCCGGTGATGGTGAAAAGCCGCTTGGCGCGACCGCCGCTGTCGTCTTTCTTGGCGCTGACGAGACCCTTTTCCGCCATGCGGTTGAGAGTGATGAAAAGGGACGCAAACTGCGGAGCGTTGGGAACACGTTCTTCAAGGACATTGTAGACCTTCGCTGCATGGGACGCTGGCCCGGCGCGCACGAGCGCCATGAGCGTCATTTCTTCTAGTCGGCCAATCATCGATCTTCCTCATTCTGTTGGCCGGCCGCCTTCTTCGAAGCGGTCACAGCAGTCTTCTCTCGTTAACAAATCGACGTTAACAGAGTAAAGTTAACAAATCTAACTTAGTGCCCGGGCTGCCCGATGTCAAGACTCGGCACGACGGCAGCCAGTCCCTTGATCAACCGGAGTAAAACGATGTCAGAAACAATCACCGTCGCCTGCAAGCTTCCGCATGGCCTCATTCTGCGCCTCCACGACATGGTGGACATGAACGAGCCGACCGCCGGCGGCAGCTTTCGCAAGGTGAAGCGCGCCCAGGTGATCGGCGAGCCGGTCGTGCTTAAAGGCTACAGCCGCCGCTTCGACCGTCGCCTCGAGCCGGCCCCGGTGGCGCAGGGCAGCAGCTACGCGCTGACCTACAACGTCGATGCCGATTTCTTCAAGAAGTGGCTCGATCAGAACAAGGACCTCGACGCCGTCAAGAACAACCTGATCTGGGCGCACGGCGCGGCCGACATGGTCGAGGGCTTCGTAAAGGAGCACGAGACGCAGAAATCGGGCTTCGAGCCGATCGATCCGAACAACCTTCCGCGCGGCATCCAGACCTACAAGCAGGAAGCCGCCTAACATCGCAACGCCCGGGAGGTCGCCATGGGCGTCAAGGTCGATTTCAGCTACGCGAATTTCGTGGCGATCTACCCGCAGTTCGCAACGCTGACCCAGCCACAGGTCCTCCAAGGCGCGCTGCCGGTGGCCGAACTCTACTGCCGCAACGATGGCAGCGGTCCGGTGAGCAGCGCCGACACGCAAACGACGCTGCTCAACCTCATGGTCGCCCACGTCTGCCAGCTCACCTATGGCGCCAACGGCCAGGCGCCGGCAGGGATCGTCGGGCGCGTTTCGAATGCCGGCGAAGGCAGTGTCTCGGTCGCGGCCGAGTTCCCGATGACGCCAAACAACGCCTGGTTCATGCAGACGCCGTTTGGCGCGG